CTCTTAATTTATAAATACAGGGCGCGAAGCAGTGCAGGTTAAAACAGCAGAAGAAGTAGTCTTCGCAATCGACGAAGGTTACGACAATGACAAACGAGAAGAAAAAGCCAGAGAGTACATTGGCGCGTCAATTATCGGGCACGCTTGTGATGCCGCAATCGCTTTCAACCTCCGTGGATTTCCAAACGTTGAGCCAGACCCTCGCCTCAAGCGAATATTCCAGTTGGGCCACATCCTCGAAGACGAAGTCGTCAAAGACTTGAAGAAGAGGGCAGACATTCTTGTCTGGGAAGTAGACGGATTAACCAATCGACAGCATACATATGAGGCGTGGGGTGGACACATCGTCTGTCATATGGATGGGCATGTCGAGCTTGATGACAAAGTTGTTCGCGTCTTGGAGATCAAGTCGATGAACGACGCCAGCTTCAACAAGTTCAAGAAGAACGGTGTGAAGTCTTCACACCCACAATATTACGGACAGGTTCAGATGATGATGGGCATGTCCGATATGACGCAGACTTTGTTCATAGCCATCAACAAGAACAACTGCGAATATCATGCGGAGCTAGTAGACTATGATGAATTTGAATTTGCTCACATCAAAGAACGGATCGAACGGGTTGTCCTTGGTAAGGCCAGAAAGATCAGCGACGACGGGACTGATTGGCGATGCAAAGGTTGCTTCAAACGAGGTGTATGTTGGGAAGATATGGACGTTCCAGTACGATGCGGGACATGCAAACACTCTTCAGCACATCCTAGTGGAGCATGGTTCTGCGACAAACACGACCGAGAAACGATCAATCCCTGCGATGACTACGAGCTATATAAGCCATTGCCGAAGGAATGACCGTATGAAATTTGAGGAGATACTCAAAGACTTTATGATTTTGTCAGCGCGAAGATCGGCGCAAGTTAAAGACGTCAGCGACATGCAGAATGATGTCGTCAGTATTTCTGAGCGTATCGAGGAACTGCGTGAGGCAAGACCTCGCAATACAGACGAAATAGCTAAAGCGAGAGACAAGCGTAAGCGCGTTCGTGCAGACATCTCAACAACTCAACACAGTATCCGTATGGTCGAGGCCGAGATAGAAGCCTTGAAGATGCGTTTCAAATGGCTTGTCGATTACGAGGCGAACAATGAACAGGACTGAAATTTTAGAGAAAGCTGGCGAGTATATTAACGGCCAACGCGCTCAAGATTATGGAGACGCACACGATAACTTCGACCGTATAGCGGAAGGGTGGAATATTATTCTTCGATCTGCGCTTACGACCCATGGCTACCTTTCCGCGCAACATGTTGCGCTTATGCTAGACTGGATGAAGACGTCCAGACTTCTAAACTCTCTGGACCATTCCGATAGTTGGGTCGACAAGTGTGGCTACAGCGCACTCGGCGGAGAGTTTATAAACAATGAGGCAGAACGTCAGTCCCGCCTCAATGAAGTTCTCAACAAATCTAAAACCTGATCTGGAAATGCGGCCCGTCTGTGAACGGCGTCCGACCCTGCGAACGTCTTAGGTCAACGTATTCGTTGTAGGCTTTCTTCATGTCGCCGTCGTACTTGCATAGGTCGTCGATGTGCCAAGCCGCGCCCCATTGCAGACGTGCGCCACCAACTTCCTTCATCGCTGAGACTAGAGCGTCTGCAATCTTGAAGTAACATGGCATCTCCCACACGACGTCTGAGCCATCATATGCCACACAGTCTATGGCATGCGACATCCCGTCCTTCGGGCGATCCCATTCCCAATCCCAATCAACCAGATGGTAAGACTTCTTGGTCTTTGACCGACCCTTGCGGATGTTCTCCATCTGCTGTGCCAGTGTTCGCGTGCCACATGTAATTCCAAAGTCTACTTCGCTGCGTGCAAGTGCTTTGTTTGCTGCGTCTACCAGTATTGGGTGAACACCTTGCAGCATGCGAAGACTTCTTCCTCCAAATTTCCAACTCATTTTGTTACTCCCTTCGTCTTCTCGAATGTGCGCAAGCCGCCGAGGCCGAGCATGCCTAGAAGGACGGTCATCAAGCTGTCCATATCAAAGGAAGGTAAGTCGCTTGGGTGCAAGCCAGTGACATTGAAGGACACCAAAACGAAGACAGCCATTGGGTTTATGATGAAGTGGTAAGCTAACGCTGCTGCGCAGACCCAACCAACCATCGGTCGCCAACCCGCAACGAATGTGCTGCGATGCGAGGCTTCCATTTTGTTAGTTTCGATCTGACCGATAGCCTGCTCGTGCATTTGCTTCTCGGCCATGGTGGCGATCTCGTGGGCGAGAGCCGCCTTTTGGTCTTTATCTTCGATAAACTTATCCAGCAGACCAGACACTGGACCTATAAGTGCTTGTAACATTTGCTTGCTCCGTTACTTTTCGTGACCAAGCCAGACGGCGAATGCGCCAGTCATGGCTCCTGTCACAGTTGCTGTTAAGGCGGTAGCTTGCGATGTCATTGCTTCAGTCGGGAGGTCCATGAACCATCGCAAGACCTCAATGTACATCCACGTCATTACTGCCATCATTATTCTGGGCATGATTTTCCACGCCAGAATTTTCTCCATAGCTATCGTCACTTAGTTGCTCCTTTGCGTAGGCGACGGCAGCGTTCTTGTCTCTGGATATGATGACAATCCGACCGCTACCGTTCACTATGGTCCATTTCCCTTTCCGTTCCGTCATCCACACCCATTACTTCCAACCGCTGCTCCATGTTGTCTGCCATGGATTTTTATTGCGTCTTCCGCTGTTGGGTTCACCTGCCAAGGTGTCGACAATTCCCTCACGGGCAGCGCGTATGCCGCCCACGACTGGCACGCGTGTCGCTAATTCGCGAACCGCAGACCGTTCTTTTGCGTTGCTGTTGTCGCCACCAACGGCCATGTCCTTCGCGCCTGCGAGAACGTCGACAGAAGACATGAAGGCACCGAATGATGGACCTGCTACGGTGGAGGCAATACGGATTTTGCCGTATGCACCGTTGTCCACCTGAGTGACTGCGCTGTGCATGACGACGCCAACAAGACCGAGACCACCCATCATCATCATCCCTTCGACATACCAACCGAGGAAGTCTTGCTCGTTGCCGTGGACTTTCTCGTCGTAGCCAAGAACCTTGAGGATGTTGCGGCGACGTAGCTCTGGACTACGTTCGTCGTCACCACCACGCATCTGCACAATGTCTTTGGCAGCCAGCGCACCCATACCGAATGCAGGTCCGAGTGTCGCGAAATATGCCAGAGGCTTGACGTTACCTTGCATTGCCTCGTCAATGACGTGCTTGCCCAGACGTGTCATCATCAGTGGGAATGATTTCAGTTGGAACAACATCGAACCCCATGGCGTCTGCGCCCAGAGCGGGATGTCGTTCGGGTTAGGCTGGAAGATTGCTTGGTCTGCAAACTTAATGATTGCCTCGCCCAGAACAGGGTCGCCAGCCATTAACTTGCGGTCGCCAAGACTTACGTTCTTGTTTGCACCCGTTGGCAGATACTCACCAAGACCGTAGCCATTCAGGAAACGAGCCGCTGTCTTATATTGCACGGGCTGTTCACCGATAGGCACGCCTTCTTTGTAGTGCTTTTGCGCCTTACGTTGCATTGTCTTCATCGCTTCGTAGCCAGTGGCACCTGCGATCTGACGGTTCATGTCAGTCCATGGTGTCAGCATTGTTGCGTTGAAGAATGCGTTGGTCAGCTTGCCATCGACCGCACCGTACATATGAACCATGCGTTCGTGAACAATGTTTTCCATTGCCACGCCAGTGTCGTGGATGAACTGCGCATACTCTGGATCAGTCTTCCATTTGTGCAGACCTTTGGACCAGTCTGTGAAAGAGCCAGAGCGTATGATTGGCAGCACCAAGTCGCCCAAAGACGTCAGAGTTGTGAAGCTGAGAAGCGTGACGCTGTTGAAGCTCCGCATTGCGCGGCTGAAGTTCATCATGCCGCGAGAGCCAGTGCCAGTCTGTGGCTTCTTCATGGCGACACGCATTGCATTCTCCATGAACTCGAAGTCATTTGGCTTCCAGTTTACCTTCTGACCTTTGAAGTCTGTCAACGCGCCGATGATTGCGTCTGCACGACGCTTGTAAGCCAGAGGGATATTTCCGTCTGGATCACGAGGCGCGACAGTCTCAAGCATCTTGCGAGCAGCACCCGCTCCGTCTTGCGCGTGTGTCCGCATCAAGTTGTCGACAAACTCGGCAGCCTGTGCGTCCTTGCCTTGGAATGGCATGCTTACCACGTCTGATAGCTGTGCGTATTCTGGGTATCCTGTCTCGCTGATTGCTCGGATGTCCTTGCGGAAGTCCTTCGCTGTTGTCAGCAAGCGGATGATGCCCTCGCGCCCTGCGTCTGCGGCTAGGATATAGTCGTAGAACGCGTGGCTGTTGACGCCCATTTGCTCAGTGTGGTTGATGCGTCTTGATGAGCCTTCGAAATACTTAACAAGTAGAGCTTCGAGATCGTCCTCAAGGAATTTCTCTAGGCTATCCATTGCGACAGGATATTTCTCTAGCTCGATGACGCGGCTGAAATCTACGTTTTCAAACTTCGGATTGCGTGAGCCACCTTGGATCGGAACGAAGACGCCATCCGCCCCATCTTCAGCCAAAGTCTCAAACAGTCCGTTCGCAAAATCAGCAGCCTGCTCTTCAGTATAATCTGAAATGCCGTGAGCCGTTTTTTCCATCTTGAAGTATTCGCCCATTGCGAAAAGGAACTCTTGTTTATTGTCACGAATTTTCTCCTTGCTCCAAACTTGAGGCAGGTAGTTGGGACCACGGTCGCCAACGTACATACCTTTGGCAATCATCTCGTCGCGCTCTGCGGACAGTGCGTTTCTGATCTGGTTCCACACTGCGCGTTCCTGATCTGACAGGTTCTTGACGTAGCGAGTTTCGTTGCCGTCTTTGTCGTAGCCACGGCGCAATGCTTTCACGATGCGCTGGTAGCTCTTAGGCTGTGCCTGTCCGACGTTGCCAGATGCAGCCCTTGCCCATGCACGCACCTTGCCGTCTGCGTCTGGAAGCGCACGAAGCTGGTGGTGAATTGGGAAGTATTTAGACGCGAACTTCTGATGCAGAGCAGGGAAGTTGTCGCTGTACCACTTCGATACCCAGTTGGCACCGAGGTCTTTCATACGTTCTGACTGAGATTGCAGCCACCAGAACGGAGACGTCTTGCGCATTGCCTGCTCTTCTTTGACGTCCAGCCTGCGGCCACGGATCATGGACATAATCGCAGACGTCATCGGCGAGCTTACGCCATCCCCTTCCATGATCTCACCCATGGATGCTGGGTTGATGTCAGACGTCTTGTCGATTGCGCGGTTCATAATAGCTTCTGTGACAGAGCCTGTAGTGCCGCGAGGCATCGCCTCGGAGGCACGATAGAACAGGCGATTGTCGAAGTCGTCGAACTCGTCTGCGTCAACATGCTTTACATTAGAACTATCGAATACAGTCAGCGCTTCGTACTCAGTCATTGATGCTTCGTAGAACTCGCCGTTCGGCATCTGCTCTGTACCCTCAATGCCAAGGCTATTGCGGTGTGTGGAGCGAATGCCGTCGTAGCCATTATCATCAAGGACTTCGTTCAGCATGCGCTGACCTTCTTCCTTGCTGAAGCCACTGTCGGTGTAAAGTTGAACGATGCGCTGATACATTTCTTCGCCATCCAAACGACGTGTAGACGCGTCACGAGCAAAGCTGTCCAGAGCAGTCGGTCTGAAGATTTGCATCATGTCGCCATGGTCGATGAATATCTTAGCCATTGGCGATGGGATGCCAGCTTGGTTCGGCTGGTAGATTGTTCTGGTGCGGAAGTC